ACCGTCCTGGTATTCGCGTCGTGTTCCGCGAGGCACACGCCATGGGTCTGTCGACCAAACCGGCCGTGCTCCACTGGAACCTGTCCTCGGGAGCCTGCGCGATCAACCTGGCGACGCTTCTGGGGGCCGGCAAGATCGTGCTCCTGGGATTTGACATGCAGCAGAAAAATGGCCACAACAATTATCACCGAGATTACCTCCATAAAGATGGGACGCATGCCTCGGTCGGCAATTACGAAGTGATGCGAAACCGCTTTCCACCCATCGCGCGAGATCTTGAGAAACTCAATATTCCATGCATCAACGCATGCCCGGACAGCGCGATCGACTGCTTTCCGAAGTGCACCATCGAGGAGGCAGTCTTATGCTGACCGCAAACGAATGGGGAATCTTGATAGTGGCGATCGTGGCCATTTCGTCAGTGGTCACACTCATCATTTTAGGGCTCAGAAATGAAGGCGGAGCAATTGTCCCCTTCGGATCAGTGAAGCCAGTGTTTCGAGAGCCTTATCGAACGAATGTTGTGCCACCAAAACCGCAGAAGCCGCCGATCGTGCTTGTTGGCGAGGATAGCGGTAAGGTCAAATATCGCCATAGCGACGGGAGCATCACATCATGATCACCATTGCCTGCGTGTATCGATCCGGCGGAGATTTCACGCGCACCGACGTGGCCAAGTTGTTCGCGGCGATCCAACGAGGAGTCGGCATAGATCATCGCAGTTGCTGTCTCACCGATCGGCCGGATGAAGTGCTTCCGATCGTCGATATCGCGTTGCCTCTGACATACACCTGGCCGGGTTGGTGGGCCAAGATGGAACTGTTCCGGATATCTGGACCCGTGCTCTACTTCGATCTCGACACCTGGATCCTCAGACCGATCGAGCAGCTTTGTGAGTGGGCCTTGACTCCTACCGACGCCGTCCTCATGCTCCGCGATTTCTATCATGGGAACGCCGCTTCAGGGATCATGGCATGGAACTGCGACCTGTCCTGGCTCACCCTGAAGTTCGCAAAGTTCGCACAGAGCGCACGATGGTCAGAACTTGTTCATGGCGTCGGGTGCAATTACCACCGCGGCGATCAAGAGTATATCCGTGAGCAGCTCGAGCGCTCGCAAGTTCCTGTAGTCTTCGCTCAAGAGGTGCAGTCGGGCATCTACAGCTATAAAGTTGATGTAAAGCCATCCGGGAAGATCCCAGAGGACGCGGCAGTTGTCTGTTTCCACGGCAGGCCGCGGCCGAGCGAAGTTGAAATACCCCGTCTCTATTCGACTGGAGCCCGGCAGTGAGCACAAGGATTCTTGTCATCCCGGGACTGGGCGATTTGCATTGGGTGGCGCTCAAGCTGCGATCTTTCTGCGAGGTGCATCATATTGACGATCCTGAAGTCTGGGTCTGGGATTTCGATGATCGGCCGCGGAGCCTTGAATATGTGCAGCGCTTGTTGAGTTGCCGATCCGGAGGTTACTGGCATCAGCCGTTGACCAATCGGACTCGGTCAATATTCAATGAATGCTACATGCTCGGGTCGCGCGACGTCGTGACTCCCTTCGAAGGGTTCGATCATTTCCTGTGCGTCAATGGCTCGCTCAGACAGGGGCGCACGCTGTCAGAGATTCTGTCGGACTGCGCCATCGAATGGGATTATCCGCTCCGGACCACTCCGGAGGAACTCAGGTATAGTGGCGAGCAGCTCTCGCGCGGCAAGTACCTGCTGCTCTATTTCTCCGATCAAGGCATGTTTCGCACCTGGTTGGCCTCCTGGACAACCGCCAGAATCGCCCTATTTCTCGATACGCTGCACGAAACCATGCCGGAGTATCGATTGCTATTGACCGGATCTCGTTGGGATGAGCGCTTCGCCAAAGAACTATTGTCTCAGGTCTCTGCGCCGGTCGAGAATCTGGTAGGTCAGACCAGCCTTGACGAGTTGATGGGACTCATCCGCTCCGCATCCGGATTCGTTGGCTGGTGTGGTGGTAATACTATCATTTCAACGCACCTGGGCACTCCAACTTACATGTTCTGGTCTGGCTATTTCTGTAAGGGGATGCAGACCAATTGGGTCGACCCGAACAAGCTTGGCTCGACCTATCGATATGATTCCGTTGCCAACACAAGCGCGGTCGAGGCCGCCGCCAAATTCGCAGCACAGGTGGAGCATGCATCCCAATAGAAACTCCATTCGCGGATATCAAAAGACACCCGGTCGCGCAACCGTTTTGTTGCCGCCCGGGCTTGGTGATATCCACTGGGTAATGCTCAAGTTGCAGGGCTTTCTCGCGGCGAATGGCTACAACGGCGCCGATGTCTGGATATGGGACGCCGGTGGCCCGCGGCGATCGGCGGAATTCGTGACTCGAATCCCGTTCGTCCGCTTTATTGATTATTTCCAGGTATCCGATCGTAGTGAGATAATTCGATTCTGTAAAGAAACAGATCCAGTGATGTGCGATAAGTGGGGCTTTGACTTCGTCATCGCGCTTAATGGTTATCTGGAAGCGGGTCTTCCGCTCGAGCCTGCCCTCGATGCCGCACCGATCAACTGGGACTACCCGATCTTACAGACCCATGCTGAGGTGGACTATTGGGAGGAACAGATCGCAAAGGGGCCATGGGTGCTGCTGTATTTCTCGGGCCTCGCTCAGATGTTCGATCGCTGGACCGCGATCATCACACCCCAGCGAGTTGCTGACCTGGTGAGGAACCTGCAATCCGCTCTTCCGGGCAGACGGATATTGATGGTGGGACTGCCCTGGGACAAGGGATTTGCGGAGCGGATCAGCGGAGTCACCATCGAAAACCTCATAGGGAGGACCGATCCTGATCAGTATTTCGCGCTGCTTCGCGGAGCAGATGCCATGATCGGATTTGCCAACGGCAACACGATTCTGACCACCTACTTCGGCGTACCCACGGTGATGATCTGGAATCGCGATCGTTATCAGCATGTTGGCTTCCACACAAACTGGGTTGGCCCGGAAAGCCTGTATGTGCCGATGGAGGTAGACGACTTTGACCCCGCCATCATAACGGGTCATATCATGTCACTTATCAACAGGAAAGAACTCGCGAATGTCTAAAGACAATGGAATGACCTGGATCCCCGATCTTGGCGTCGGGTATTGCCCCCAGCAGCCTGCGGCAGAGTTTTATGGACAATCCTATTGGGATGAATACGTCCGCCGCTCATCGACGCCAATGGGGAAGAAGATCACCCAGCAGCGGGTCGAATTGGTGGATACATACCTCCCCTCGACCGCGCCGGTGCTTGACATCGGCATCGGTTGCGGCCATTTCATCGAAACGCGCAAGGGGACCACATTCGGGCATGACGTCAATCCTGTAGGTGTGATATGGTTACACGAGCGCGGGATCTTCCGTGATCCGCGCGATGGCTTTTCAAACATGACCTTCTGGGACGCACTCGAACACATTCCCGATGCCAGTAGAGTTTTGGCAGCCTGTAAGGGCTTTGCGTTTGTGACCCTGCCGATCTTTCGCGACGAAGCCCATGTTCGGGAGAGCCGGCATTTCAAACCTGGCGAACATCTCTGGTATTTCACGCGGAGCGGTCTGATCAGATGGTTCAAGGGGCTGGGGTTCCAGTTGAAAGAATGCAATGCTATGGAAACCGTCCTCGGCCGTGAGGATATCGAGACCTTTGTGTTCAAACGAGAGTCCCAAAGCGAGCGGCTCGATGCCTGAGATGGAGTAAGCAATGGCACGTACCACAGAAGCTGAAGTGAAAGAGCTCATCGACACCTTGCTCAGCAACGAAGAGATAACTCCGTTTCTGACGGCCGCGAATGTCTTAGTTACGGCCCGGTGCGACGGAGCCTACGACGAAGAGATCCTGATCCAGATCGAGAAGCACCTGACCGCTCATTTTATCACGATGCGGGATCCTCGGGTCAAAAGCGAAGAGATCGGAGATGCTGCGATCACCTATTTCGCCACATCGACTGTGGGCGAAGGATTGGCCTCGAGTCCTCAGGGGCAAACCGTACAGCTCTTTGATTTCAAAGGGCTGCTCTCCAAAGTCCAGGGCGAGGCAGACATAGAGGCATTCGGGTGAATCTGAACCGGTTCTTCAGACAGACGGCCGTCCTCTGGACCGGTCGGACCAGTGACAAGTATGGCAAGCCCAGCTTCGCCGAGCAGATGGAGATCACTTGTCGCTGGGAAGATAAGCAGGAGAAGTTTGTGGATCTGGCCAAACGGGAATCGCTGTCACGCGCGGTCGTCTATGTCGATCGCTACGTGTTGCCGGGGGATTATCTCTGGCTGGGGCTCGAAGAAGATCTCTCTGAGACTGATCCTTTGCTCATTGCCGGAGCTCATGAAGTCCGGGCCACGGGTGCCGTGCCATCGGTGGATGCGAATACGACGCTGCGAAAGGCTTGGCTATGAGCAAGCGATACTTTACAGGGCTCAACGAAGTGCTGCGCAACCTGAACAAGGAAGTGGAGGCGCTCAAGAAACGCACGATCGCGGGTATGTGGGAAGCCGGGCTCGAGGTCAAGCGCCGCTCGATGGAACTGACACCGGTTGGTCCCACAGGCAATCTGAAAGCATCGCATTACGTCATTCCATATGAGGGAAGTTCTGGGCCGGTGGTGGAGATAGGACTCACAGCATCGTATGCACCCTTTGTGCACGAAAGAGTGGAACTCCGGCATAACGTCGGCCAGGCAAAGTTCCTTGAAACTGCCCTGCAGGAGGTTCCCATCATCGCCATTCTCGAACGAGCCGCGAAGGAGTCGGAATGACGACGCCAGCCACCGACATCGCGACCCTGCTCGACGGCGTCTCAGGGACCGGGCTGGCCCAGGGGACCAACCTGTTCGTCAGTGTGCTCCCTGAGACACCGGACGCGATCGTCGCCGTTTTTGATTATTCGGGCAGTGATCCGGAGCAGAACTTCGAGTACTGGCGGCCATCGGTGCAGGTTCGCGTGCGGGGCGCGCGCGAGGACTATGAGACGGTTTACCAGTTGGCGATCGCCATTCGAGCCTACCTGGTGGCCTTACACAATACCACCATCGGCGATACGCGCTATATCGGTATTTGGGCCAAAGGAGATATCATGTCGCTTGGCAGAGATGGTAATAACAGACCAGAACTATCCATTAACCTTGCAATACATCGGACAACCACGTAAGGAGGCAAGTCATGTCATCAAACGCAATTTCTTCAATTGGGGCTCTCCTCAAGATCGGCAACGGTGCCTCGACCGAGGTGTTCACCGCCATTCCTGAGCTGCGGAGCATCAATGGCCCGAGCATGACCTCGGAAGACATCGATGTCAGCCATCTGGGGACGTCGGGGTATCGCGATTTCATTGCGGGATTCAAGGAGGCGGGCGAGATCTCCGGAGAGGTCAACTGGACTCAGGCCGGATATGCTACGCTGTTGACCCTGTTCAACTCCGGCGTCACCCACAATATGACGCTCGAATTCTCGGACGCAACGATCTACGAGTTCGTGGGGCGCGTGAAAGGACTCCCGATCACGGCACAGACCGGCGACGCGGTCCGGTTTAACTTGACGATCAAGATCACCGGCGCCTTCGCCGAGCAGGTGTAACCAACCATTGAATTGAAAGAAGGGATTTATGTCTCTGCTGAGTAAGGAAGATATTCTCAACCAGCCGCTTATCACCGAGGATGTTGATGTTCCGGAATGGGGCGGCATCGTACGTGTTCGCGAGTTGACGGCAAAGGAACGGCTGGAACTGGGGCGGAGTTTCCGTCAGTCCGATGAAGCCGGCCAACTCGCAACCTATAC